TCATGGTGTAAAATTCAGTTTGTTCATCGGACTTTCTTTGTCTTCAATCACACTCAAATATCCCTGCGTAGTTTTAATGTTTGTATGTCCTGCCATCTTCATCACATAAGTTAAATCCCTCGTATGTTTCAAAAGGTACGAAACGAAAGAGTGTCTAAGGGTGTAAGGAGGGACATCCTCAGGTATGCCTGCGATTCTCATTATTTCTTTTATTGCCCTTGACACTGAATGACTATTGATTGCAGGCATAAAGCCTGCAGCTGCTTTATTTTTCTTTTTTAAGTTTTTGAATAAGGGTGATAGAGCTGGATGTATATCAATGCTCCTTGTCTTCCTCGTCTTTGTCTGCCCTTGCACATGAATTTTTTTATTGTCAAGGTCTATGTCTGAAGGTTTGAGTCTTAAAATTTCTGAGGGTCGCAGACCGGCATAAAGATATATCAGGACAATTGTTTTGATGTTCCCATACAAAAGATGTTTATAACGCTCTAATGCCTCCATGAATGCTTTGATTTCTCCCGGTGATAATGCCCTCCTGATTTTCTCCCCATCCCCTTTTAAAAGGGGGATACGGCGGGCTGGGTTTGTATCTGCGGATATGCCATCAAGCAGGTGTCTTATGATAATTAAATCTTTACTGATTGTGTCTGGATGCAATCCGTTATTTTTTCTCCATGAGATATAAGATTCAATATTTTCTTTTGTGAGTTCAGTGGGGGAGATGTCCTTGAAATAGTCTACAATTTTATAAAGGCGGTTCAGATTGACAGAGTGTGTATAAGGTCGGCATTGCTCTCGGGACCATTGTTCATATTTTTTGGTTAATTCATGCCATGTGGCAAATGAATTGATATCGGGGGTTCCTGATAGTTCCAGAGCCTCCTCTTTTGTGAGGTAACCCATGTTGAGGCAGAATTTAATTTCATCCTTTTTGATTGCTCTTTGTCTGCTCAGGGATTCCAGCCTCATTACATCTGTCAAGAGCTGCTGCGCCTCAGTCTTCTTTTTTTTGAATTTTATTTTATCCTTATGCGTGCCGTCCGGGAAGAACACCCGATATTTTACCTGCCACCCATCTCTTGAATTTTTATAAAGGTGAGACATGCGATATTATCATATATTATCCTATTATAATCAAGATTATCCTATTATATATAGAAATGCAAGAATCGTTCCAAAAATAGCCTCTTAAAAATAAAGTTATTTTTTTGTGTTTTTCCTCTTGACAAAAAGTAAACAATAGATTACATTATATATAAGAGAGGATTGAGGCAATCAAGCCTGCACCGATAGGGGAGCGGTGATACTCCCCTAAAAATAAGGAGGGAATATGAAAAAAATAATATTTAACAGTAAAGAAATACGGGAAGGGGCATTAGATACCCTTCCTAGAGTAGAAGGGAGGGGGGAATATCTATCAGGGTGGGACTGCCGGCAGTCCCACGTCTGCTCCTGCAGGACAAGTGCAGGAGAAGACAGTGACGGGTGGTTCCGTCACATACAGCATGTATGCGATGTTCACTCCGGAGGAGTAAGAATCCGTTGTGAAAATGTATACTAACGGGGACTACCACCCGCCTTTTTTGGTCTTACCATCGGCGGGTGTGGTAAGGCAGCCCCGGCTTTCAACGGGAACATAGCCCGCGAATAATAAGGGAGCGGTTAATCTCCCCGAATTGAGAGGATTGTTTAATGGGAAAATATAATTTTGAGGCATTAAGAAAAAGGAGAAAGGAGCTGGGGATGACCCAGCTTGAGCTTTCTAAAAAAATTAATATCACGAGGGAACATGTGGTTGTCCTTGAAAAAGGCAGGAAGCTTCCTCGTGCCGACCTGCTTGGCAGAATCGCTAAAGCCCTCAAGGTGAGAGAGGATTATTTTTTTCTATAATCCCCAAACTAATTGCATTTATTTTTTGAATGAACCATAACATTGCTATCATACTTCCACATTTTACCTGTTCCTGCATCAATTAGCATACCGACAGGAAATCCATAAAGCAACAAAAAATTTGTCCAGAATGATGGTGTTATATTCTTGTTAATATTTAAACCAATGGGCTCATAACATACATCAGTCAACCTAATTTCTATCCCTCTATGAGATGATTCAGCAACGATGGTAGCCGGAAGTTTTGCAGCGTATGCACCTGTTGATGTCGTAATTTCAACAGCTACTCCTTCTTTATTATCCGCACTCCTCGCCAATATTGTCTGGCTTCCTGCATTATATATTGATGCACAACCTGATACAAAAAAAGATATTACAACAATCAGAGAAACAATTCTTTTCATAAGCCCTCCATAAAAAGATTTAATTATTGTCTATAAAACTTTTAATCATTTTTCTGCCAACAATTGATGTCGCAGTCCAGCCTCGAATTGTTCCTACTATCTCTGTGTAGAATCCGACATCTATCTCACCGAGAATTATCTGTCCCTCAGGAACATTGTAGATTTTCGCTGCCTTCTTACGGAGGGCTGCCTGATAAGTCGAAGCTGGTGGTGGAGTAACAAGACTGAGAGGCCATTCCGCTCGACCTGTCTCGTCATTTATACAATATCCCCCTTGACATGCTATCACCTTTCCAAGTATTTGAACTCCATCTTCACTTAAGTCAAATGTTATCCCCGTTCCTGGATAAATAGACTTAGTTGTCACAGCACATCCCATCAATACAGATACCATTATCACGCAGAGTAAGATTCGTTTCATAAGCCCTCATTAAAAAGGTTTAACTGACTTTCATTATAATTGCATTTACACCCTTTATCACAGTTACACTTTACTTTTTTACACTTAAAACAAAATACATTATCTTTTGTCTTTCGTGGGACTTTATTCCAACCTATACCTAACAACCACAGGCATCCGACTGTTGTAATTTCTTTTCCAGCGGGATTTTTATAAGACCTAATTATCCTGCAAGTTTTGTTTTTTTTATTGCCTCTTTGTTCGGATTGTCAAGAAAGGCATCTATGTTTTGCTTAATCGCTATGACTGTCTTATCTTGTTTTGTTCTCATTAGCTGTATAAGTTTTTCTATGTATTCCTTTTCCTCTTGTGAATAATATTGCTCTGATTCTTCAGCAACTATTTCTTTCTTTACTTTATCTTCGCCTGTTACAAGCCATTCAATAGTAACTTCCCCTGCCTTTGCCAGTTTTATAAGATTCTCAAGACCGGGTAAACTGCCATCTTCAATATAAGATTGTAAGGTTGAATCACGAAGTCCACACGCGATTGCATACCGTCTTTTTACACCATTATATCTATTTTTAATAATCCAATCTAATCTCTCAACAAAACCTTTATACATCATATAATAAATAAATTACCAAATATCGTATTTTTCACTTGACAAGTTTACGATATATGGTATATATTTCTTTCCATGACGATGAGGATAGGGTTAAAAACTAAAAAACAGCAAAACATATTAGGGCAAGGACACCTTTCGCTACCAGCCAAAGGACTATCCTCATCCGATAGTCCTTGCCCTGATTTAAAATTATCCAGAAAACAGACTAAGGATATTTATAATCATAATTATTTCAAAACAAAAAAGGGGTGGAGTAAGGCAAAGTTATCCTTTGCCAACGCTCCAGAGAATATCCCTTCTCTTCCATACCCCGCAAACACAAAGCCCCTTGATACTTTAGTCGGTGTCCTGGGGCTTTTGTGTTCTATGTTTTTATACCCTTTTTCAGTATTCATGTCAATAAATTATATGATGCCGTTCCGCTTTGGAATTATATCTTTATTGGGGATATAGAATTATGAAAAATTGGAAATCTTATGAGGCACTTGAGGAATGTATCCGAAGGGATGCGGTAGAGGTCGCAAACTTACTGCATCAATCTAAAACTCTCATTCAAAAGTGGAAAGAGGCACCCGCTACTGATGAGGATTATACTCAGTCCGGCACCCGAAACCCGCTTGATAGGATTGAAAAGATAATTACTGCAATAGAAAAGATTGACCCGAAGCGGGCTTATATTCCGATCCTCTGGCTCTGTGCCCGATTCGGGTTTCTCCCGCCTGTGAAAATGCCGGCTGGTCTTGAATCTCAGCAAGATATTTTGAAAGCACTTCTAAAATGGAATGAGGAATTCGGCGAGACCTGCGCCGAGATTTCAAGAACTCTCAAGGATGGCAAAATTACTGAGAGGGAATATAAGGTTTGTTATAGAGAGGCTATGGAAGACATTCAGGCATTGATGGAGCTTCTCGAGAAAATGAAGGAGAGGGTTAATAAATGACTTCCATGGCACAAAAAAATATGTCCAGTATAGAAACCTATCAGGAGGATAAAAAGCCTTTACACATAAGCATAGATACTTTGTCACAGCGTCCTGTATGCAAGCTCTTAAACTGCAGGAGAGAGTTTATCCCAAAGCGGATAGACCAGGTCTTTTGCTGCACTGAACACAGGCTCCTTTACCACAGCACTATCAGAGAAATCGGCAAGAAGGCAATGGAGATAATGAAATGAGACGCACTAAACATAATTCTAATCCCGCTCCTCTCCCCAAAGGGGATGGTGTCCCTCCCGCATCATCCCCGACCCCTCTATTCAGGAAAAAATATATTTCATTGAGAGAGGCAGCGGCTTATCTGGGGATTCAAGTTGATACCCTTCAAAAATGGGTGCAGAGAAAAATCATTCCTCATTATAGATTTCCGTTTGAAACATCGCATCCAAAATTCAATATTGATGAGTTAGAGAGATATACAAACCGCCGCAGAGTAGAGATAAGGGGAAGGGCATGAATAATCATATAGGGATTGTAGGGTTGTTGATGGAGGAAAATAAGGAGAAAAAAGATACGATAGTTGAACTTGAAAAATGGCTCTCATCCCAAGAAGAAAAAAAGGAGGGTTATGACAAGAACGGATAAGGCAATAATTGGTGTGATTGTCTTTATGTTGGTTTCTCTTTCTATAATTCAAATCGGGATATATCAAGGAAGAAAGTTAGAGAGAGAGGAGATTAAAAGGGAGAATCAGAGGACAATTAATTATTTTAACGACAGGATTCAAAAGCTGCAAAACGAGGTTGAAGAAAAGGGAAAACTTCTACAGAAAAAGAAAGGAGTCTTTATCGCCACCGCCTATTGCAATTCTCCTGTGTGCATCAATGTCCCAAAATGGAGAGATGGTAAGACTGCAACAGGGACAGATGCAAGGATAGGTGTAATAGCAGTTGATCCTGCTGTGATACCTCTTGGCTCTACCGTATATATTAAAGGTATGGGATATTTTAAGGCAGAGGACACAGGGGGAGCTATCCGAGGTAACAGAATTGACATTTTTATGGGTGATTATAAAAAGGCAAAAGAATTTGGAAGGAAGAAAGTTGAGGTAATAATTTTATGAGTGTAATTTACGAACCTAAAGGGAAGGCGAGAGAATATTGTGAGTTGGCGGTTAATTTGTATAAGGGATGTAATTATGGGTGTTCTTATTGTTATGTTCCTGCCGCAACTTTTCAGTTAAGAGATAAATTTCTCCTGACATTCCCAAAGGAGAATATTATAGAGCGTTTGAAATTAGAAGCCCCTAAATATGCAGGCAGAGAAGTTTTTTTGAGCTTTTCCCACGACCCCTACTTATTTATTGATTCTGTATATTTATTGACACGAAAGGCAATAGAAATATTATATAAATTTTTTATCACCGTAAGAATACTTTCAAAAGCGGGAAAAAGGAGTATGAGGGATTTTGATTTATTATCGGCAAATCCGCATCTAAGCTGGTATGGGGCAACTTTGACTTTTTTAAATGAAAAAGAATCTCAGAAATATGAGCCTTTTGCTGCTCCACCGTTGGATAGAATGGCAGCACTTAGTATTGCACATGGCAAAGGTATAAGAACATGGGTAAGTCTTGAGCCTGTTATCAATCCAGAGCAATCTTTAAACATAATCAAAGTTACTTATGATTTTGTTGATGAATATAAAATTGGTAAATGGAATTATGACACAAGGGGGGATGAGATTGATTGGAGAGACTTTGGATTAAAGGCAATTGAGCTATGCAAAAAATATAAAAAGAAATTCTATATTAAAAAAGATTTAGCGAAATTTCTATGAAAATAAATTTAATGAGATAAGAAATAATTTTACAGTTATGTTAAGCGGTTGGATACCTACTTTTAATAATTTAAAAAGTCTATATTTAAAATCAGATGGCGATTGGGCAAAAACTCCTATCCTCAACGCAAAAGAATTGCAAATCAAAGAGGCATGGAAAGGAGGTATATATGAGAATTAAGAAGATTAAGGTCTCGGATGAGAAGGTGAAAATTGATTATGAAGTGTTGGAAGGCGACAAAATTAAAGAGGAATATTCACTGACCTCTATAGATAAGCCTCTGCCTTCATTCTCCACAGCCTTGCAGGGTCTTGCCCAGAGTGTTGTAGATATATGCGAATTGCCTGAGCAGGATGACAATTATATTATCGTTACCGGTGTTAGTTTTTCCCACGGTGGAGAAAAACAAATAATGGGAGCAGTTATTTCCGCCCAGAAAAAACTTAAAAAGACAGACGCTCCATTAATTTTGAATACCCCGCACAAAATAGCGGATTTCTATGGCGAAACTGGAAGCAAGCAGCAGCTTCTTGATGATGACACGATAGGGCAATTATATAGTGTCATTGAAGAGGCGGAAAAATATATAGCTGGTGAAAGGCAACAGGTAGATTTTTTTAAAACGGCAGCGTGAATATAAACATGATTTTCATTGTAATAGATAGATGTGTTGAATGTGGCGACAAGGTGGATAGAAAGAATCTTATCTTGGGATTGTGTGAGGGATGTCAGATTGAACAATTCTTTGATATAGAATTTGGTGAGCGCTTGTCACAAGGATTTGTGATGGAGTATGAACGACTGAAAAAATACTGAAATTCAGATGGAAAATAGTGGGAAACTATGGACTTTAAAATTGAATTAAAAGGATTGGAAGAGACTAAGAAGATATTAAATGTGAAACAATACCAGAAGGCTGTAACCTTCTCCCTGAATCGTGTTATTAAGTCAGGGAGGACAGAGGCGTCAGAGCAAATCAGAAAAGGCGAAAAGCCCTTCACCCTTTCAAAATCCGATGTAGATAGAAAAATGAATGTCAGATTACCTAATCCATATGAAGCAGTCCTGAAAATTACAAGTGAGCCATGGATTCTATCATATTTCAAACCCCGGCAAATTATAGGCGGAATAAAGTCTGCTATCAAACGCACAAAGAAGAAAGGGTTTGAGCTTATCAAAGGAACAGGGAGAAAGAATAGCGGAGGGGTCAGTATAGAAATAGTAAAAGGCAGGAGAGTAACCCTAAAGCATGCCTTCATTGTCACCGGCAAAGGCGGAACACCTTTAGTTTTTTGGAGAAAGAAAGGCGACAAGAGTTCAATCACAGGTAAAGATAAACTCGTAGCCTTAAAGGTTTACTCCTTGCCATCTATGTTTAAGAAGCCCGCTGTAATAGGGAAAGTAATAGATAAAATAAAGACACAATGGGAGAAGGAGATTACAAGTGCAATCAATAGAATTACATCAGGCAAATGGAATGCCGATTAATAGATTAGAGGGATATTACCATTATGTTTTTAAATTTCATGGGTCCTTCCAGAGCCAAATGGCTTACGGCTGTGCAGAGCGGCAGGAATTGATTACGGATTAAAATTTTTTAGGGGTGAAAATTTGGAGATAATAAATACTGTAGAAAAGACAGAAGGTTGTAAGATTTTAAATGCAGACACTTCTCTCTCATTAAACTCTATAAATCAAGAGGAACATGGGATAAGTGTTAAGGGGTTTGCTATTAAGGAACTCTTTGAATCCTTTAATGTAGGTTTTCTGAATGAGGAGATTTGCAGGGAATGGATTTTAAAGCGATTGCACCCTAATATAATTAAATGTCCTGCTTGTGATTCAATTATAGTAGATGTAATAACTTTGAATAATTTTTGGAGCCTCAAAAGATGTAGATGTAAGCAATGTAAAAAATGGTTCTCAGCTAAGGTGGGGACAATTTTTGACAATGGGCAGCTGACAATGAGTGAAATAGGGATGCTTGCTATCTTTTTATATTTGAAGGTTCCACATAAAGTTATTGCAGAAAAATTAAATATGCATCCAGTTTCTATCGGCATGTGGGAAAAGAAATTTAAGATGTTTGGAAGTTTAAAGGAGGTCATTTGAATGAAAGAGCGGCCGATTATATTTAGTAGTGAAATGGTAAGGGCAACTCTTGAAGGCAGGAAGATGCAGACCAGACGAGTTATAAAACCACAGCCAGCAATTAAACCAAGAGTTTTTAAAAATGAGGATGGAGTTTTTTATTCATTGATGGATAAATGTGTATATCAAAAAAGTCCTTTTGGAACAATCGGAGATAGATTGTGGGTGAGGGAGACATGGTTTGAATGGGTGAAAAATAATTCTGAACAATTACCATACCTGTATAAAGCCACAATACCCTCGGATGACCTTGAAATTTTAAGACAATCAGGACATGCGTTTAAATGGAAACCCTCTCTCTTCATGCCACGCTGGGCTTCACGGATAAGCCTTGAGATTATTAATATCAGGGTTGAGAGGGTGCAGGAGATAACAGAGAGAGATGCACGAGATGAAGGAGTTGAACATCCCAATATAGCTGTATCTCCTCCATCCACTTATTCTGACTATAAACATAATTTTAAATTGCTGTGGGACTCCATCAATGCCAAGCGTGGCTACGGATGGGATGCAAACCCTTGGGTGTGGGTGATTGAATTTAAAAAATTATGACAGTTGAACAGGCGGTGATGAGGGCAATAATTGAGTGTGTGAAGAGGGGAGAGCATAAAATTAAAATCAGTGAGGTAGAGTGCGCTCATCCTATACATCAATTATCCGGCAGGGTAAGGCTCAGGGAACTGCGAAAGAGGGGTTTGGTGGATTACAAGTATCACGAAGAAGATAACACTTATTTGATTTATTCAAGTTTGACGGAGTTAGAAAATTCGTGGGAGGTATTAATAGGTAAGAAGTCTTTTAAAAAAAGTGTAAATGTGTGGCCTACGACTGCCCCTATTCAAAAGCCTGTCCCAATTCAATCGGCTCAAGTAAAAAAGGATAAAGAAATGACGATTGATGTTTTAAGTGATAATGAAAGGGCGGAAATGCTTGATAATATACGAAAATTCAAAGAGCAACTGAAAGCTGGAAAAGGTGTCGCCTGTTAAATTCTAAAAGGGATTGAATATGTCTAAAAGATTCACTGATACTGAAAAATATAAAAAGAAATTTATAAGAGAATTGCCTGGAGCTTATAAATTATTTTGGGATTACCTTTATCATGATTGTAGTTTTGCAGGTATTTGGTATGTGGATTTTGAAGTTGCTCAGATAAGAATAGGAAAGGACATGCTTATAGATAAAGAAGAAGCTATTAAATTATTTAATAAAGATGAGGAACGAATTATCATTCTTAATGGAGGAAGTAAGTGGTTCATAAAAGCATTTATTCTATTTCAGTATGGAGAACTTAATTCTAATAATAAACTACACTTAGGGGTTTCAAGAGAGTTAGAAAAAGAAGGGGTATTTATACCCCTTAAATACCCCTTTGAAGGGGCTAAGGATAAGGATAAGGATAAGGATAAGGATAAGGATAAAGATAAGGAAAAAGAAAGGGAGGGGATGCAAGGGGAGGGAAACGAAAAAGAGGAAGTTCTGGGCAAGCTACCAGAAAAAAAAATAGCAAGCAAAATAGAGTCAGAAAATTCAGGGCTTAGTAATGGCAATAACCCTCTTACAAGCCCAAAAGAGCTTTTTGAACTCTGGAATAAATATGCTTCGCACTCTAATCTCATTAGTGCCAGAGAGTTAGGTAAACAGAGACAGGCAAAATGCAACTCGCGTTTAGCTGAACGCCCTCTTGAAAAATGGGAAGAAGTCTTTAGCCTTTGTGCAAGGACACCATTTTTGAATGGCGAAAACGCAAGCGGGTGGAGAGCCTCTTTTGACTGGATTATTGCCAACTCCGACAATGCGGTTAAGGTGCTGGAAGGGAAGTATGATAAAACAAAACAGCGGCAAATGGGGACTTCTAAAACTGCCGGCAACTGGGCTTTGCTTGAGCAGAGGAAAAAGGAAAGGGAGAAGGCTGAAATCCAAGTATGACTGAAAACGACAGAACCCAGTTTGAGAGTATTTTGACTGCGATTGCCGAGATTTTTGACAAGCAGTTATCGGGCAATCAGCTTGATTTATATTTTCTTGCCTTGCAAGATTTGACTCTTGAGCAATTTAAAAAGGCAGGTAATATTATTATTCAAACAGCTCGCTTTTTTCCTAAACCTGTGGATTTTAGGGAGGCGGTAAAAGGAACGGTTTTAGACAAAACTACTCAAGCAGTTTTGCAGCTTGAAAACGCTGTTAGAAGGCATGGTTATTATACTTCTGTGGTTTTTGAGGATAGGCTTATTCACGCCTGTATTGAAGCCCTTGGAGGGTGGCAAGAAATCTATCAGGATTGGGGTTATGAAAAATGGATTTGGGTTAGAAAAGATTTTGAAAAACACTATGAATATTTTTTGAAATATCCGCCCTCAAATATTCCCGAAAAACTTATAGGATTTCACGAGCAAAATAACAGTTCAAGAGGTTATCTTGATGACATTCCTAAACCTGTCTTAGTAGGGGATGGCAGCCGAAAAGAAATTGCTGATGGTGGGAAAAAACAGGTTGCAGGGGCTATTACATGAAATATCCATTTATTAAAGAGCAAGACGAGATGATTATGAGGACATATAGGGAGATTCAGCCTGATGCTGGCAGAAGTCCTGTTGTTAGGCTTCTTGCTGATAAGTTGAAATTTCCTCGCTGGGTTATAAGTCGAAGGGCGAGGGATATAGGGGCGTATGAGCCGAGGCTAAAAGAGCCTGTCTGGTCCGAAAAAGAATTAAAAATATTGGAACGGAACGCACACCATCACCCTGAAACGATTCGAAGGCATCTTAAAAAATCAGGTTTCATACGATCAATTACGGGCATCATTATAAAACGCAAGAGAATGAGATTTTTAAAAGGGATGGATGGGCAAAGTGTGACAAAATTGGCAATGTGTTTTGGAGTAGATGTTCATTCGGTCAGCAGATGGATTAAAGAGGGTCTTCTTAAGGCACAGATGAGGGGGACACAGAGGACAGAGCGACAGGGCGGAGATATATATTATATCAGGGACCAATGGATTAGAGATTTCATCAAAGAGAATATCGGGCTTATAGATATTCGCAAGGTGGATAAGTTCTGGTTTGTTGATGTGATGAGTTTATAATTACAAACCCTTCGGCATGCTCAGGGTGACAGCACAAGGGAAAAAAATACAATGACAATTACATTGGAAGAAAAAGTTGAGGCGATTTTAAAACACTTACAGAGGACGGCTGTTGAAAGGTGTCTGGATGATGGGAAAAGGGTGGTTCGGTTAGTGGAGCCAAGCTGCTCAAATTGTAAGAAATTTATTAATCGGGGCGGGGAGTGCGAGGGTGACGGTCATATTCTTTATCCCGGCTGTGATAAATGGATATATGAAGAAAGTAATAGGAAATGAGAAAGGAGAATAAAAAACAATGGAACTCACGGACATAAAGTCAGCGGGATATAATCCCCGCACAATCACAGACGAACAATTAAAGATGCTCAATAAATCCCTGCAAACATTCGGGGATTTATCCGGTATAGTCTATAACCGCAGAACAGGCAATCTTGTGGGCGGACATCAGCGGCTTAAATGACTGCCTACAGATGCAAAGATTAAAAAGAAAGAACTCAAAGAGAAAACAAAGACCGGCACAGTTGCACAGGGCTTTGTAATTTTTGATGGCGGAGAGAAACACACATATAGAGAGGTTGACTGGGATGAGGCAACCGAGAAGATGGCAAACATAGCAGCCAACAAACACGGCGGAGAGTGGGACAATGATAAACTCGGCGAACTCCTCAAAGAACTTTCTGAAATACCGATATTTGATGCCGAACTGATAGGGTTTGAAACGGATGAATTAAATAACATCCTTGTAAGTCTTAATGAAGGACTCACCGACCCCGATGATGTCCCTGAATTGCCTGAAACAGAGCCAATCACAAAGACAGGCGATATCTATATCCTCGGCGAGCATAGACTCTTATGCGGCGATGCAACAAAAAAAGATGATGTGGAGAGGATGATGGATGGGAAAAAAGCAACATTGGGTTTTACTTCACCACCTTATTGGGTAGGCAAAGAATATGAAACCCAAAAAAGTATAGAAGAAATAAATGAATTCATAAAACATATTTGCAAATCTTATAATTTTGCAACCAAAAAAGATAAAAGTAGAATAGTAATAAATACAAGCACTGGGTTTACTACTTCATTTGACAAAAAGAAGAAAAGACAAGTTTTATTATTGATAGACAAGTGGACTAATTATTTTTATGAAATAGGATGGAACTTACGACATATAAGGCATTGGATAAAAGATGGGCAATTAATAAGTATTGCACCAAAAACGGATTTAATTGACCAACACTGCGAATTTTTAGGCACTTTTGAAAATAATAAAGGATTGGATATAAAATTTAATGATGTTCTCAATGAAAACGATATAAACATATTAGAGACATTTTACAATACATCTGGGACAACACGAGGGCAGGAAAGAATAGGATGTAAATGGGCATTAAGAGCATATTGGGATGATATTAGAGGGAATGCAAATCAAACAAATCATTGTGCAGCATTCCCAGTAGAATTAGCATTAAGACATATTTTTTTATATACAAAAAAAGGAGAGATCATTCTTGACCTTTTTCTCGGCTCTGGCTCCACCCTTATCGCCTGCGAAAAGACAAGCCGTATTTGCTACGGCATGGAAATTGACCCTCATTATTGCGATGTCATAATCACCCGATATTGTAAATATATAGGAACAAATAAAGTGAACAAAAATGGCAAGGAGGTTGAGTGGCAGTAATCTATGAACCGAGCGGAAAGGCGAGGGAGTATTGCGAATTAGCAGTGAATCTTTATCACGGCTGTGATGAGTGGAACTCTAAAAAAAGAAAGGGGGGCAGTAAAAAATGAATCACCATGCAAATATAAAATCATCTGACAGGCTCCAAAAGGTATTAGAGGTTCTGTCTGATTGCAGACCTCATACTACGCTTGAGATAGCCGAGTTATTGTCTTCAATCCCAAACAGGAAGAGCAAACTCTGTCAATATACAGGAAAGACAGATAGCAACAGAAAAATAAGAGTTAAAACTAAAATTTTCAGGGGAGGATAAAAAATTATGGATTTAATACCGTTTCCAAATATTAAAGTAAAACTTGCAGAACTATATTCATCAGCTTCGGCGATAGGTAAAATCTCTAATATGCAATTACCCGTTAAAACTGCATATTACATAACTATGACATTAAGAAAAATACAGCCCCATTTGAAAGATTTGGAAGATATGAGAATAAAACTAATAGATAAATACGGAAAAGATAGGGAAGGGGGAGGGCGTGAGGTTCCGCCAGAAAACATGAAATCTTTTATGGATTCATTTAACGAAGTTTTAAATGAAGAAGTAACTCTTAATATTCAGCGGATACATATTAATAGTTTGGGCGATATTATGTTATCGCCACAGGATTTAATGCCAACTGAATGGTTAATCATTGAAGATAACGAAAAGGATGAGAAAAAAACATGAAAACAAGAATTGTAACAGATGGCGGAAGGATTACCTGTGGGTCAATAGATTGTATCCACAACGAAAACCCTTTATGTCTTATATTTATCTGGCCATATCCCCCAAATATGATTGAGGATGGCGGATATTGTAGTAAATATAAAAGAAGGGAGGTTTCACGCGGAAATATAGCAAATAAGCCACTTCCGAGATAAAAGGAGGCAATATGTTAAGTTTCTTTGTTGGATGTGTAGTGGGTTGGTTTACAGGGATGATGACTATGATGTTATTAAGGGAGTTAAAAGAGGGAGGAAATAAATAATGGAAGATGTTATATAACCCGCTATTGTAAATACACAGGCAATAATAAAATAATCAAAAACGGTAAGGAGATTATCTGGAATGCAGACTGAAACATTAAAGGCTCAAGTTGAGAAGCTCATGGAGAAAGAGGAGGAATTACTTCTCAGGGCGGTTGCACAGACCATGCAAGAATATAACAAGAAGCCTACAAATGCAGCACTTAAAGACTGGGAAGCGGCTAAGAATGCACTGGAAGAATATCAAAGAAAAAAACAGCAGGAGGCAAGCGGAGAAATAATATTTAAAGGCATTCCCGAGGCTCTCGGATACCTCAAAGTAGAAAACTGGAAAATCTCACAGGCAAAATTCTATGACGATGTGAGATTTATTAAAAGGCAGAAGGACGGCAGTTTCACAAAAAAAGAAGTTGATAAATATGCTGCACAGTTTCTTCAAAAACGAGACGGCTCGGATATTGAGATAGATCCTTTTGAAAAACTAAAAGAGGAAACACGGTTCACGAAAGAGAGAGCGGATAAGGTTGCATTTGAAAATGAAATTGCAAGAGGGAATTATATTCTCAAATCAGATGCAGAACAGCAGTTATCGGCACGGGCTGCCTTTCTAAAATCAGGAATACAGGGATTTTTTCACAGCATGTCGGCAAGATTAATTGAGCTTGCAGAAGGCAAGCCTGAAAAGGGACCCGATGTCCTTGATTTTTGTTTGAAGGAAGTCGAGGAGCTTTTTCACCATTATAGTAAACCTCTCGTGTTTGAGGCTGTAAAAATAAAATCAGAGGAGACAGATGCAATCTGAATTAATAATAAATCCCCCTCACCCACCACCCTCACCCCAACCCTCTCCCATAGGGAGAGGGAGAGAGGGGCAAGGGGAGAGGGAATTGTTTTTGCCCTTTACCTTTTGCCTCAGCGAAAGGCGTGTCTTTGAAAAAAAGGAGCAATTGACTGTCAGTCAATGGGCGGAGAAATACAGGATTGTCCCGATAGGAGCTCACAGGGGACCGTGGCGGAATGACATATCCCCTCACCTTGTGCAAATTATGGATACATGGGCGCTGCCTCACATCCGTGAAGTAATCATCTGTAAGGCTCCACAGACAGGCGGGACAGAGGTTATGAATAATTGTGCTGCTTATGCGATGGATAGAAACCCATCCACAATGATGTTTATCATGCCTTCGGAGGCAATAGCCAAGAAGGTGAACTCGGACAGAATCATTCCCATGATTGAACAATCCCATGCCCTGCAAAAACTTATATCACCAAATCCTGACGATTTAGCAAAACTCAAAATCAAGCTCAATAACGGAACAATTATTTACATGGCGTGGTCAAACTCATCCGCTGCCCTTGCCACATTCCCGATTAAATATCTTTTTTTTGATGAGACGGATAAATACCCGCCTTTTGTGGGGAAGGAATCAGACCCTATTACGCTTGGTGAAAAGAGGGCAAGGACTTTCAGACACACTTATAAAATCTTTAAAGTCTCAACACCTACAAGGGAAGATGGACATATCTGGAAGGCATTACAGAGTGCTGACATTCTGTATAAATATTATGTTCTGTGTCCTCATTGCAAAACTGAACAGCTTATGGTTTTTGACAATCTTAAATGTCCGGAGGGAGAAATTACCCCTGAGCAAATACGAAGGGAGAATATTGCATATTATGAATGTCCGAATTGTAAATCTCATTGGACAGACATTCAGAGGGATAAGGCGGTTCGTGCAGGCGGATGGAAAAAGGAAAAAGGGGAGAATATTGTCAGACCCCGCTCAGTAGCATTTCATCTGCCGTCATGGATAAGCCCGGATGTGTCGCTTAGTGAAATAGCCGCCGCATATCTACTCTCTAAAAGCGATAAGGCGAAGCTCATAGACTTTTATAATGATTATCTTGCCGAGCCGTTTGTTGAATCACAACAGGGAGATAGTCTTAAAGAAGATGACCTCTATAAGAGAAGATATTGTTTCACCCCTGAAAAGGCATCATGGCAGGTGCCTATGTCAGCCTGTATTCTTTCAGCCTTTGCAGACATACAGGCGAATCGTATAGAGGTTTGTGTTATTGCATGGGGGCAGGGATTTCAAAGCTGGATAATAGAGAGAGTCCAATTACCCGGCGATACTACACAGCCGCAAGTGTGGGGAGACCTTGATAGATATTTGTTGAAAGAGTGGCAGCATGAGAGCGGGGCAAGATTAAAGATTGTAACAGCAGGGATTGATTCAGGCTATCTTGCCCCTGACGTTTACCGCTTTGTCCGCCCTCGCCAGCTTGGACGCAGGATATATGCAACTAAGGGATCATCAACAGTTGGTAAGCCCCTTATATCCGTTACAGATCCGCGCAAGAAAAAAGGGAAAGACAAAAATAGAGTTACTCTGATAATTATAGGCACAGAGACGGCGAAAGACACAATCTTTGCCCGTCTGCAGATAGAAGATGCAGGACATGGGTATGTTCATTTTTCCGAGTCCCTTGATTATGATTTTTTTAAACAGCTTTGTTCGGAGCAGTGCCTTACAAAATATAGTAAGGGAAGACCTTATAGGGTGTGGGAGAAGAAAAGAACAGATGCAAGGAATGAGGCACTTGATTTATTCGTAGGCAATTTGGCGGTTATAGAATTGTTGAATCCTAATTTTGAAATTATCAAAAATCAAATTGCAGCTATATTTAAGGGGCAAAAAATACAAGTCAAGAAAACAGGCAGACGAGTTATAACCAAAGGAATTGAATGAATCTCCCTGATAAAGAAATATTGAGACCTCAAGAGGTTGCGGATTATTTTTCAGTTTCAAAAAGAACTATCTTTCGGTGGTGCATTGAAGAGAAAATTAAATATTGTAAACCTAACGGTGTAATCAGAATTTTTAGAAACTCAGTTTTAGAGCTTGTCCAAAAAACAGAAAATGCACATATAGAATCAATTAAAGAAGTAGAATCAAAAATAACTGCAAGTCATAAAGGCAGACGGATTATTTCAAAAGGGATTTAAAAAATCCTAAAAACCCTCAATTATTTTTATATCCTACCTTATCCTATCAAATACTGTGACAAATGATGACATTTGATGACATTTGTGCCTATGCCTACCTGAAATAATCTTTTAAAATTATTCCCATCATGGCAGGAATAACCCTTACCGATGCACAAACACAGCTTGCTAATTGGCTTACTGCTTCAACAAAAGTAGCTCAGGGGCAGTCTTATTCTATTTCTGGGAGAGCCGTTACCCGCGCTGATGCAGAAGAAATCCGAAAACAAATAATTTATTGGGACAGGCAGGTTAAGAGACTTACAAAAGGCGGTATTACAATCAAAGGAGCTACACCGGTATGAGGCAAGATTTTAATATTGCAGGTAAACAATTTGTAGTTGAAGAAAATATTGTTGACCGTGTCATCCGCTATATAAACCCGATCAAGGCAAACCAGCGATTCAGGGCAAGGGCAATGCATGCGATTTCAGGCGCATATCTCGGAGCGAGATATGACCGCAGACAAACGTCAATGTGGACCACATCACGGGGTGATGCAGATGCCGATACACTCTCTGATTTGCCAACTTTAACACAACGGTCCCGAGACCTTGATAGGAACGCACCGATTGCAACCGGGGCAATCAACACCACCACGCTTCATGTAGTCGGCACCGGGTTAAAATTGCAGAGTCATATAGATAGGGCTGTTTTAAATATGACAGATGAAGAGGCAGATGCATGGGAAGCCTATACGGAAAGGGAATTCAGGCTATGGTCGGAATCTCATGACTGCGATGCCTCACGCTCTCTGATATTCCCAGAACATCAGGAGCTTGCATTCAGGCAAATGCTTGTAAATGGCGACCATTTTGTTGCTTTGCCGCGAATACCCAGAAAGGATAATCCTTATACCCTTGCCCTTCAGCACATAGAAGGAGATAGGGTGAGCAATGAAAACAACCAAGCCGATACAAATAAAATTTGCGGTGGTATAGAAAAAGACGAATATGGAGCACCGAAAACTTATCACATTTGCAATCAGCATCCCGGCTCACGCTTTAATACTGCAAATCGTTCGTGGACAAAAATCCCTGCATTCGGCTCCAATACTGAGCTTCGCAATATTATTCATCTTTACAGAATTTCCAGGGCAGGACAGACAAGGGGTGTTCCGTATCTTGCTCCTGTTATAGAAACACTAAAACAACTTGATAAATATACTGAGGCAGAAGTCATGGCTTCCGTTGTTTCAGCCATGCTCACAGTGTTTATAAAATCGGAGACAGGTGATTTAGACCTTGCCCCTATGGAGCCGACAGATGAAACGAAGGCAGAGGCAACAGATACAGATATTAAACTTGCATCCGGCGCAGTTGTAGGACTTACACCTGGCGAAAGTATTGAAACAGTAAATCCTTTACGACCTAATACAGGCTTTGACCCGTTCGTTATGTCAATCCTCAGACAAATCGGCGTTGCGCTGGAACTTCCCTTTGAGGTTTTGATTAAACATTTTACTTCGTCTTATTCAGCATCACGAGCCGCTTTAATGGTTGCATGGACTTTTTTTAGACAGAGAAGACAATGGCTCGCAAGGCATTTTTGTCAAGAGATTTACGAGATTTGGCTTTATGAGGCTGTGGCTATAGGCAGAATATCCGCCCCGGGTTTTTTTTCCGACCCTCTCATCAAAAAGGCATACTGCGGTTCAACATGGATAGGAGACGCGCCAATTCAGATTGACCCTGTGAAAGAGGTAAATGCATCAAAGGAGAGGATAGCGATAGGGATCTCAACCATTGATGAAGAAACGGCATTTATTACTGGCGGAGATTTTGAAACAAATTATCCCCGTATTAAAAAAGAAGTGAAGATGTTCAGAGACCTTGGGATTAAACATCCCGCAATGGAAGATAAACAACCTGCGGCATCGCAGCAAGATGCAGATGCAGCATTACAAGAAAAACTTAATACAGATAAGGAGGGATAATGAGACTCATAGATATAATAAACGGACCGTGGGCAATAACAGTTGACATGCTAAATGAAATTCGCAGTATCTATACAAAACATCTTCGGGGAGAAAAAATAAATATCAAAGATATAGAAGCCCGCACAGGCAAAGAACTGCTCAATAAGCCGCAGGGTTATGACCTCGTAAATGGAACTGCAATCATCCCGATAGAAGGGATTATTGCAAAAAAAATGAATCTCCTGATGCAGATTTCAGGCGGTGCATCCACACAGCTTATTGAAAGAGATTTCAAGGCAGCCCTCAACGACCCTTCAGTGCAAAAAATCATATTAAACATAGATTCCCCCGGAGGGACTGTAGACGGCACGTTTGAACTTGCAAATTATATATATGAAAACAGGGGGAAGAAACCAATTATCGCATATACAGACGGCATGATGTGCTCAGCCGCATATGCTATAGGCTCTGCGGCGGATAAGGTTTTTATTTCAGGAGATACAACGACAGTCGGTTCAATCGGCGTTGTTGCGGCACATGAAGACATTTCAAAAATGGAAGAAAAGCTCGGTGTTAAGACAACGGAAATCTATGCAGGCAAATATAAACGAATTGCATCTCAGTATCAGCCCCTTTCGGCAGAAGGATTTGCGAGCATCAAAGAGCGGGTGGATTATCTTTATGCCGTGTTTGTGAATGAGATTGCAAAATTCAGAGGAGTGTCAGCAGAGGAAGTTATTCAAAAAATGTCAACCGATGCTGCACCCCTCTTTATGGGAAAACAGGCAATAGAAGCGGGTCTTGTGGACGGTGTTGCCACTTTAGACCGGCTTATTGGCAATAATGTCACCGGTGTTGTGGCAGATGGTAAGAGTAAAACAATTAAAGGAAAGGAGGGCAAATTAATGACAAAAGATGAACTCATAGCTCAAGAACCTGAATTGTATCAGTCCGTTTTAGCAGAAGGCAAGTCGGGGTTAAATGAGGCAATAGCAAAGGCGAAGGAAGAAGGAGCAAAGGCAGAGACAGAGAGGGTGAAGTCTGTTAAGAGCCAGCTTATTCCCGGACATGAGGCATTGATAGAATCGCTCATGTTGGATGGTAAGACAACTGGTCCCGAGGCGGCGGTGGCTGTCCTTGATGCGGAAAAGAAACTCAGGGTAAAGGCAATAGAAGGCTTCAAGGCAGACGGCTCAATTAAGGTGACCGTAACGGAACCCGGTGACGGTTCAGATGCAAACACCATGAAGCGCAAGGATTTTAATATGTTATCAACAGACAAACAGGCTGCATTCGTAAAGAATGACGGCAAGGTAGTTGACTAAATTTTGAAAGGAGGAAAAAACAATGGCTAATACTTTAACAGGTTTGATTCAGTATATCTACGACAGCGTGGATGTTATAAGCCGCGAGTTGGTCGGGATGATACCATCTGTTTATATTAATCCGAAGGCGGAACAGGCGGCAAAGGATCAGGATATTTCTTATGACATCGTTCCTGATGCAACCGCTTATGACGTTACACCTGCAAACACAATTCCAGCCCTTGACAGTTCAACAGTTCCTGCAGGCACTATGAAGATTAATAAGGTCAGAGGCGTCAAATTTCACTGGACAGGCGAAGATGAAGCAGCGATAGGGCGTGATGCCAAATCTGGTATTCAGAATAATAAGATTGCACAGGCTTTCAGAACGCTGTGCGGTGAAATGGAAAATGACCTGGCAGATCTATATGCCTTTGCATCACGAGCCTTTGGCACAGCAGGCACAACACCATTTGCCACAGCAGGTGATTTCAGTGATGCGGCTGAGGTTGCCCGCATACTAAAGGATAATGGTGCCCCATCATCCGAGCTACGACTTGTCATAGATACTGCGGCAGGCGCAAAGATTTTAGGTAAGCAATCACAGGTGCATATTGTCGGCGGAGACGACCCGCTCAGACGCGGGGTTTTGCTTGATATTTATGGTATGCAAATCCGTGAATCGGCAAAAATCAAGACTCATACTAAAGGCACAGGGGCAGGATATTTGTTGAACAATGTAGCCGGTTATCCCATAGGCTCAACAGCCATTGCGGCTGACACAGGCACAGGCACAATCCTCGCCGGGGATGTCCTCACGAACTCACAGTCAGGCCGTGATCAAAATAATAAATATGTTGTAGGCACAGCCCTATCCGGCGGCTCTCTGGCACTCAATAAGCCCGGCAACAGGGTTGCATGGGTGGATAATGATACAGTGGCTGTCGGCAATAGTTATGCCGCAAGCATGGCATTTGCCCGCTCTGCAATCCATCTGCTTACAAGATTGCCGAAGATGCCTGAAGGAGGCGATGTTGCGGATGATGTCATGGTTGTTCAAGACCCGCACAGCGGAATATTCTTTCAGATTGCTCTTTACAGGGCATATCGTTCCGTTCTGATTGAAGTTGCAGTCGCATGGGGAGTAAAGGCTGCAAAGTCCGAGCATATAGCACTCTTGCTTGGATAGTCAAAGGTCAATAAGCAATAAGGGAGGGGAAATCCCCTCCCTTATTTTAAAAAGAGGTAAACAGATGGCAAAAGAAAATAAAAATCAAAAAGGAGCGATACCTGCTAATAGTATCATCCCGAAGATTATAAAAATGGTGAGAACGGTTGATGATGCTAAAGGAGAGCCTACAAAGGCAGATGTCCACCCTGATGAAGTTGAGAACTTTAAAAAAGGCGGATGGAAAATAAGCAATGATTACTGATAATGATTTGGATATATTTTTTTCAGATGATTTCACACAGGATGCAACCTATACGCCGCAGGGCGGGCAGGCATCCACCATTAAGATTATATTTGATAATGCCTTTAAGGTTATTGATATATCAACAGGGATTGAGTCAGCATTACCTGCAGCGACTTGTAAGACTTCGGATGTGGCGAGTGTAAAACATAACGATACATTAGTTATAAACTCTATAACCTATTATGTGTCGGGCATTCAGCAGGATGGGACAGGAATCACGATATTAATTTTATCAAAGGATATGGTTTAAATGGCGAATACAAAACGGCAGTCAATAATGACCGCAGTGAAGACACGATTGCAGGGTATCACTGTTGCAAATGGGTATGATTTCAATCTCGGCAGTCATGTTTTTGAATGGCGGACAACAACTCTCAATGATAATGAAATGCCCGGTATTGTATTCAGGGATATCCAAAATATCAAAATAGAAGGCGGACCAGTTGCATATTTCCGATGGGGTTTGAATATAGAAATAGGGATTGTTACGCAAGGCGGAGCTTCAATCACAGATATAAGAAAGATGTTAGGCGATATTTATAAGGCAATCGGGACAGACCCTCGCTGGGGAGGGTTGGCAATATTAACAGAGCAGCCGAATAATGATGAAATTCAATCTGAACAGCAGGAGAGGAAAATCACAGGTGTATTAATAAGACTCCAGATTATCTATGATTCTCCGCTCTGGGAGGCATGATGGAAAAGGAAGAAATCATTGTTGCAGTTCAAGAGGCGATTGCAAAAGAGTTGGGGCAATACAAAGTCAATAAAGAAATCCATTATCTTGATCATCTATGGATTAAAGAGATGAGGGAATGGACAGAATCAATCAAAAGTGAATTCTGGAAGACAGTAGTCAGGACAATTATAAGAACGATTATAATTTTCATGCTCATAGGATTTGGAATATGGGGAGTAAAAAACTTCAAATGAGAGAGATTAAAAAAATAATAATTCATTGCAGTGATTCAGAATTCGGAGATGCTGCATTGATTGACAAATGGCATAAAGAGCGGGGATGGACGGGCATCGGGTATCACTATGTAATTTTGAATGGCTGTAGAAAGGCAACTATGACAGGATTCCAGCCATACAAGAAGGAGGATGATGGAATTATTCAACAGGGAAGAGCTGTTGAGGTAGTCGGTGCTCATTGCGAGGGACAGAATCAGGACAGTATTGGAATCTGCCTTATAGGCAAAGAACATTTCTCGGCAAAACAATTATATGTTTCTTTGCCGAATCTTATAAGGGATTTGTTTTATGGATACGGAATTGTATCGGGACAGGTATTCGGACATTATGAATTTAATCCACAGAAGACCTGCCCGAATATTGATATGCCGATTTTAAAAGAATATATCAGAAAAATTTTTGTAAAATAAAGGAGGTGAGTAAAGATGGAGTTAATGGCGATTGTAAAATTGATACCGATAGTTTTATCAGTCGTGGAAATGACAAAGAGATTTATTCCTGATGAAAAACGAACCTATGTGAACCCCATAATGGCAGTTGTTACAGGGCTTTTGGGTGCTTACTACACAGGCGGGACTCAGGAATTATTGAATCTCTTAACGACAGGAGTTCTCGCCGGTGCGGGGGCGATGGGAGCTTATAAAATCCCCAAAGAGGTAGCATTGAAAATGGGGATAGATTAAATGGAGGTAAATGAGATGAAAGAAAAAGTCAATGATGCTTCAGAGACGAAAATCGTTAATGATAATCCTAAAGAAAAGGAGGTAAAAGAAGATGGCCAGTCAATTAAAGAGCAGAAGGGTAGCAGCGGCAAAAATAGAGGCAGTTGAAGGAATAGCAGAAACCTTATCGGCAGCGGATGGGGGAATCTTGGTAATTGACCCTACGGTGTCAGTTGATATTGAATCACTTGAGAGAAAGCCCGCAAGCGCCTCATTATCGTCTTTTGGTAACGTATCTGGTAAGCAATCTGCAAAATTAAGTTTTACGGCAGAAATTAAAGGTGCAGGGGCGGCATATTCCTCAAGCGTAAAACCAGCTTTAAGTCAATATTTGCGGGCTTGTGGATTTGCTGAGACAATAGTTACAACTGTGGGAGTTGAAAAGGCGACATATCAGCCTGCAAGCACAGGGATTCCATCTCTGACTATGGCTTGTTATGAGGACGGGGTAATTAAGAAATTAAAGGGATGCAGGGGAACGGTTAAATTCAACGGTGAATCAGGCGGGGTAATAAAGGCAGCCTTTGAATTTAGCGGTGTTTTGGATGGAACCATTGACGGCGCTATGCTTACACCGACCTATGAATCAACCATTCCGCCTACCCTGCTTAACACTCCACTAACTTTTGATGCCTATACTGCAAGGGCTCAAAGTTTTGAAATCAATCTCGCCGCCGCAGTTTCTATAATGGAGGATATTACAAAGGCAGAGGGATATGCAGTCGGAGTCATCATAGGAAGAAACCCTACAGGCTCAATCAATCCTGAGATGGTAACAATCGCCACTTACGATTATTTTGGCAAATACAAAAGTGCAGCCTTTATTTCCCTGGTAATCGGGAAAATCGGCAGTGTCCAGTATAACCGTTTTAAATTCACCGCTCCGAAGATGCAAATCACAGCGGTATCGGATGGTGATAGAAACGGTGTTGCAGTTGCAGACCTTTCAGTTCTCTTTGCCAGAAACGCAGGGGATGACGAGATTGTATTGGAATTTGATTAATAAAGGAGGCGTATGGATTTAACAGAATTAAGAAAGAAAGATGCACATGTATCGGGATGGGTTAATTTTGAGGGGAAATTTGATGTCCATATCAATTACCTGAGCAAATCCGACCTGCAGGCAAAACTTGACAGGTGTAAAAAAACAAAGTATGTCAGGCATCAGCCGCAGGATGACATAGATGTTGATAAACTACATCTGGAGCTTGCACAATGCATTCTGGATTGGAAAGGATTAACTCTTTCAGCTGCGTCAAAACTCATTCCGATTGATATTCCAGCAGGACAGGAGAATGCTGATGTTCCATGTTCCGATAAGAATAAACTCGCATTGCTGAAAGAAGCTTATGGGTTTGATGTCTTCATCCAGCAGGCATCTACAGACCTTGCGGCTATCAAGCAGGAGACTGAAAGAAAAAACTAATTGAGTGGGCAAGATATTACCTTGACCCACTCAATATCACCTGTGAAAGATGTGAGGATGAAAAAGAGGCTTATGGATTACCGATTACGGAGGATAGGTGTAAACAATGCAGGGTCCCTAACATAGATTTGCTTTATGAAAATCAAGAGGCATGGCAGTTATATCAGATTGTTTGTAGTCAGCAAAATATAGGCTTTGGCGATTATGGTCCCCTCTGGTATCCGAGCATTGAATTTGTTTTTAATCTTTACGAAGTCAGAAATTGCAGAGAGGTATTTGAGAAGCTCCTTTTGATTCATAATGTCTATTGTGAAAAAAAAGAAAAACAAAGGAAGAAATAAATCATGGCAGAGAAAACGATAACACTCACACTAAAGGCGAAAGATGGGGCAAGCCATATTGTCCAGACCTTTCAGCGGACAGCAGAGAGGTCATTTCAAGCCGTCCACAGTGCTTCTACATGGTTATCAAAATCCATATTCAGCCTCAAATCTGCATTTATAGGGCTTGCAGGCATTGCCGGTATTGGCTTTGGCATTAAATCATTCATTGAAGAATCAAACAAGGGAGAAAAAGCATTAACGCAGTTAAGGACAGCTTTAGGATATACGTCTAAAGACCTTATCGCCTACGCTAAATCCTTATCATCAAGCACCGTTTTTGCGGGTGATGCAATCATAGGGGCGGAATCCCTTATCGCCGCTTTTGTGAAAGATGAGAGGCAAATCAAATCTGCCACAAAGGCAACCCTTGACCTTGCATCAGCAAAGGGAATGGATTTAGCATCAGCCGCCGACCTCGTTGCAAAGACCCTCGGCACAGATACAAACGCACTCTCAAGATACGGGATTGAGGTAAAAGGAGCAATCGGCTCAAATGAAAGATTATTGAACCTGATAAATGGAATATCTAAGGCTTATGGAGGGCAGGCGGAGGCATTGAGGAATACAGGATATGGCGGACTCCTCTCGCTTCAAAATTCCATTTCAAACGTTCAACAGACACTTGGGGACATGCTCAAACAAATTCTGGGACCATGGGCAAATCAGCTATCGGAAAAAATAGCAGCTGCATCCGATGAACTGGAAAAATTCATGTCAGGAGAAAGGTGGCAGAAATGGGCAGCAATAGCAGGCGCATATCTCGATGTCTTGACTCAAGGGATTATAGACAGTTTTAACTGGCTGAGAGATAACGGAATAACAATATTAAAAGGGGTTTACGGCGCAGTTAAATTAATCGGCGATGCCTTCCATGGATGGAAAATAATTATATACGGATTAGCCTCTTTATACATAGCTGCAATATATCTCCCTCTCTGGAAGGTTTTAAATTTGGTCAGGGGAGCGATAACAGGATTTTTGAAAACTGTCAATTTTTGGGGGATCCTTGATGAGCAAGTAAAAGATTCTGAAAGAATATGGAATGAGCAAAGAATAATTATAGATGAAGGCAAACAATCATTACTCGGATATGTGGAGACAATAGAGGGGCTTGTTGATACCGCACCTGATACAAAAAAACATTTAACCGATATATGGTCTGCCGTCACCGCAACAGTTGCAGGGACAGCAGGCGGGGTTGATAAACTTGCCGATAAAATAGCCGGGGTGGATGTTTCAAAAATTTCCCCTGTATCTTCAGTAAAAGAACTTCAAACAGAAATAAGCAAGCCTGCAGTTATTTATAATGATGTAGAGGCAATTAAAAAAAGCCATGCCGCATGGAACCAGCTTACAAAGGCAAAAAAAGCAGCGAGGGAATATGACGAGAAGCTCGCAGAGGAGGCAAAAAAACTGCTTACCTTAAATGCTCAATTCTATCAAGAGGCGGGAGTTGTAACAGATCAGTATTATCAGGAACAAATTAATAAACTCGTAGAGCAAGGACAGGTATGGGAAGAGATGGGAATAGAAAGGGTTGAAGTGGAAAAATGGGTAACAGGAGAAATCATAAAACTATCGGAGCAGAGGGACGGACAATTTAAAGATTCCGCAGAAAAACAAAAGGCATGGTATGAAGGGATGCAAGATTACACAACTGCCCTATCTGCAATATCGTCAGGCAGCTTATCGGGGATTGCCGGGCTTTTTGGAGAAGCTGGAAAATTAATTGGGGGTATTATTGAGCTTATTTCAAATATCGGAAAGTTACCCGATATGTTAAAGGCAGGGCTGAAAGGGCTTGTAGATGGTGCAAGAGGTTTTGGTAAGGCTATAGTTACAATCATAAAAGATATAATAGTAAATCTTCCCTCAATTTTATATGAAATTATAACCTCGCTCTTAAGCAGTGTCGGAGATATTATAGATGCCCTCATAGAGGGTATTCCAAAATTCTTTTCACAGATAGGAAAAGTTCTTCCCTCAATCATAAAATCAATCATAGATGCAATAATTACAATTGTTTCAAAAGTCCCTGAACTTATATATGAGATTGTGAATGGTATCTGGGAAGGTATCAAAGCATTATTTGTGGGTGGGGAAATCACATCAGCAATAACTGATACATGGAATGATCAGGCAAAACCTGTAACAGTAGAACTTGATACATCAGGGGCAATGCAGGCATTGAAATACGCACAGGATGCACTTTTAGGTGCGGTGAATGAAACCGACAGGGCAGTGGCAAGAGAGGCTTTGCTATCCGCAAGACAGGCGGCAATACTGGCAGAGAAACAGAAACAGGATGCAAATAATGTAAAAAAAGAAGCGGAGAGAAAAACACTTAAGGGCATATTTGGATATCTTGGAGATTTGTTCGGTAATCTGTGGGAGAGTCTGAAAAGTATTTTTTCAGGTGCATGGGAAGGGCTGAAAAATATATTAGGGAGTTTGTGGGAAGGGTTCAAGAATATTCTCGGTGGTGCATGGGAAGGACTGAAACAGTTGTTAGACAGTCTTTTAGGAGCGATTGGTAATCTCTGGGAAGGGTTCAAGAATATTCTCGGTGGTGCATGGGAAGGACTGAAACAGTTGTTAGACAGTCTTTTAGGAGCGATTGGTAATCTATGGGAAGGATTTAAGAACATTCTCGGCGGCGCATGGGAAGGATTAAAAGCGTTATTAGACAGCCTTTTAGGAGCGATTGGTAATCTATGGGAAGGGTTCAAGAATATTCTCGGTGGTGCATGGGAAGGACTGAAACAGTTGTTAGACAGTCTTTTAGGAGCGATTGGTAATCTATGGGAAGGATTTAAGAACATTCTCGGCGGCGCATGGGAAGGATTAAAAGCGTTATTAGACAGCCTTTTAGGAGCGATTGGTAATCTATGGGAAGGGTTGAAAAATATATTTACTGATGCATGGGAAGGGTTGAAAAATATATTTACTGATGCATGGGAAGGATTAAAAAGTGCTGTTGGATTAGGAGGAGGTGGATCTGGTCTTCCAGGTATCGGTGATGTTTTTCATGGCTTTGGACTTTGGCATGAAGGCGGTCTATTAAAAAAAGCACACTCAGGAATGTATCTCAAGGATGATGAAGTCCCTATTATTGCTCAAGTCGGCGAAGGCATCCTCAATAAATATAACGGAATCAGGGCAATCGGTGGGGAGGCAGGGCTTAATTATGCTAACAGATACGGCTCTCTGCCAAATTCAGGCAAAACGGAAAATAATATTACCTATCATCAACAAATGAATTTTGAGGTAGTGGTTGACAAAGATGGCAATGTCCTGAAGCTCACAAGGACACAGGCAAGAAATCTTGCACGAACCCTTGACCCTATGTTTAAAGAGATGCAGAGGAATGGCGAGTTATCATTCGCATAAACAAAAATATGCCACAAATATATGTCAATTCAATTTCAATACAGCGCAACGATTGTTGATTTGTCAGGATGTGTCATAGTGGAGTCACTGGACTATCCCAATGACAATACCGAGATTCATAAAACTGCAACAGGTAAAGTGGTTGCCACTTATGAAAATTATCCTCAACAAAAGATATTTCAATTACAGTGCCGAATGCAAAAAAATAAATTCACAGAATTAAACAGCTTTTGGAATCTTGTAAATGGAACTGAAAAGACTTTCATTTATACCGATAAAGATAATGTGAATCATAATGTCAAGTGGAATGATGCCCTTTTCCCATTAGAGCAAAAAGATTTTAACACTGCAGAAGGAATTATAAATCTTATAAAGGTTTAATCCCCCTTAATAAAGGGGGATTCGGGGGGTTATTAAATATGTCAGTTACATTTAACAAAGACTCAAACATTCTTACATTCCCATCAGACCAAAATCGTGAATATCCTCTCAATGATGCTGAGGGTCAGAAGGGAAATGTATTAAAGACAAAAGCAGAGGTGATTTGTGTTGATGTCCATAAAAGCTCAAACCCTAAACAAATACCTCTCTCTCTCAGCCTTATTGACGGCTCGTTTTACAGCAATCTTATGAACTGGTTTTTAACCGTATGCAAGGGAATGACTTACAAATTCCAATATACAAATGATGTTACAGGCGAGAGCGGTTTATATGTTCGCTGGCTTAATGGTTTTAAATTTTCCTTTGACGGACTTTATTATAAAGGTGAAATTATACTTGAGAAAGAATTATGACAACGACAGCATTTCAAACTGAAACACAAAAACAAGAGGGTGCAAAGCCGCGGGGATTGGTGCAAATAGATTTAGATGTGAGCGGCACACTCTACATCTCCGACCAGCCAATTACAATCGGTGCAAATACATACCGGGCATTAATAAGAGACTGGGGAGACATTTTGACAGGGGAGAAAGAAACAGGGAATCTTGAAATAACATTATTAAATTATAATGACGCGACTTATGGCAGATTCAGCAATTATGATAATACCGATAGGTTAACAAATGCAGCAGTCCGGGTTTATAAATGGTTTGATGGACTTACGGAAGCAGATATTGAGCCTCTCTTTAAAGGTGTTATAGATGATTTCTCTTATACCCTTAATGAGTTTAGGCTCTCGATCAATGATGGCACTCAACAAGAGCATAAACCTTTATCTCCAAAAAAATTAAGTTTCTATGATTACCCAAATGCAAAACAAGAACATATTGGGAAACCCTATCCAATAATTTATGGAGAACCTGGTGAGGGTTTAAATTCACAAAAAATTAATAAAGGGCATAATTCAATCCCTGCCCTTTTAATAAATAAAACACAGAAAAAATATCTTGTTGCGGGACATGTAACTCACGAAATCAATAATGTCGTTTGGATTCCCCTAACCAACGGGGAATATGCATATCTTGAAGGATGTTCTTCGAACACAGGAATTGCAGGAAATGGATACGGAAAAGATGGATATGGGACTAAATACGGAAGCAGTTTTGCGGATGATTTTTCAACACTAATTCTGCCTGAAAAACTATATTGTGGATATTTCATCTCCGCTATAGCGGTAGGTAATTGGTTTATTAATACAGCGCAAAATCCTAACAATGTTTGTGATAGAGATATTTACACCGCCGCCCTCCTTAATACCTCTTATCCTCTCCTTAATGTAATGGTTGTAGGCATAGACAAGCCCGGCACTTTGAAAAAAATAAAAATTGCCACATCTGCCGCTCATACAGGATGTAGGACACGATGGGCGGGACCAAAAGCTAAATTATATGAAGCATGTTCATCCGGTGCAACCTCAATCAAAATTGATTCAGGCGCAGGGATGGATGCCTCTGGATATATAGATATAAATGGGGATAGAATCAGCTACACATCCCTGACCGAAGACAGCAGCGGGGCATTCTGGACAGTGGGAGGTATCCCCGCATCAGGAGCCGATTCGGTATCATCATCTCATTCAACAAATGACCCCGTCGTAATGGTCGGTGATTGGCTCACCCTATCAACCGCAGAAGTAGACATAACAAGCCAAAGAGATTGGTCTAACTTTGATTTTTATAAATTTGAAGTTGTCATTGAATGGCAGAGCGGGGCGGATTATACACCATCCTATGTAGGCTTTAGAATTGAATACGAATTATCAGATTATCCAGACCTGTATACTGCCACCAAAGGACATAATCTCAACTATAGAAGAAATGCAATTGAACAAATAAAACATATTTATATTAACTATCTTGATAGGGTATCGGAAGATATAGGAAATTCGTTTTTAACTGCAATCTCAGTTCTCGAAAATTTAAATTGGAAAACAGATTTTGCAATTATTGAAGAAAAATTTAGTAAAGATATTATTGATGAGCTTATTAAGGAATGTAAAGGAAGGTTCTGGTTTGATGGAGATAATAAACCACAAATCAAAATCTTTCAATTTAATGAAGTTCCAGGTAGAGCCATTTTTTATGATACTGAGATAGTTGATCCGGATAGAAATGGATTTCATATCTCAAATACAGCAATAGATGAGGTTTATAATGAAATATATCTAAAATTTTCAAAAGATTATGCGAAAGATTCTTTCATGGAAGAATACTACATTACACCAACAGCGGCTTATCCCGCCGACGCTGCGAGAGTTAATGAAGCCTTAATCAGCAAAAATAGATATAAGACAACAAATCGGCTGAATGTAGAATGTCCTTACATTAAAGACAAAGCGACCGCCTTAAAGCTCTTACAATATTATTTTGACTATTATAAAAAGCAAAAAAATCTTTTTGAATTTAATGTTACCCTGAAACATTTTGATATCCAGATTGGAGAGATTATTTATGTTTTTCATCCGCTAAATGTTAATAAAAAATCAATGGAAGTAATAAAAATAATAAAAGACGAAAACCTTATCAAAATAAAAGCGATGGAATATGCCTCAGATGTCCAAAAATTTGGGCATGGGTATGGAAAAGATGATTATGGAATCAAATATGGAGGAATTTTTACATCAACTTAATATAGGAGGAAAATTATATGAGTAATCCAGTTGCGTCTTATAGTCAAAACCTTTATATGGGGGAGCCACCTGCCGGTTCGGCAGATTATGACAGAGACCTGAAACAAAATTTTAGAATTATGGATTTTATCAATCAGGGGAAAAATAATTTTACCCGCAGCGGTCTTGTAGTTTCTGCTGGTTCGGGATTGACGGTGAATTGGACAAGTGGTGCGGCTGAAATCAATAGTGTCCCATATACAATCGGTTCAGGCAGCGGATCGGCAACAAACAATACATCGGACCCAAATATTCAGCTTGCCAATTATGTTTTCATCAATAACTCGGGAGTGATTACAATAAGCACATCTCTCCCCACAACCGAATATACCCCATTAGCACTTATTTTTACAAATGCTGGATTAATATCAAAAGTTGTAGATTGTAGAAAAATAGCTGTGGGAAGTTCAGATTCCCCCTCTTTCGCAACAATTAAATTATCAAATCTTACGGATGGATATATTCCTAAACATACAAGTGATGCAGTAGGGTTAGCCAATAGTCCTATATATACGGATGGAACTAATGTCGGCGTCGGGATTGGTGTTCCACTTCATTCTTTACATATTTACAAACCGTTAGCAGATAATTGGTTAAACATAGAGTCAGATACTAATTATAGTGCTGGGATTATTCTTTATAAGGGAGGTATCAGATGGTATCTATATAATTATGATGATGCTAATAATATGTTTTACATTCAATCAGCTGCCGGGAATCAGATTATTGTTAAACAAACAGGCGAGGTAGGCATAGGGATGATTCCAACAGTCCAGTTACAATTATCAACAGATGGTGCAAAGAAATTATCTACAACTACATGGGCTACTGGGTCGGATATAAGGATTAAAAAAAATATTATCCCTGCTGATTTGCAAAGATGTTACGAAATAATTAAAAATCTGCCTCTCATACATCATGGCTGGGATGATGGGTATTTGCCAGCAGAGCATAAAGATAGGTCACAGTTAGGATGGTTAGCCCAAGATGCGGAGAAGGTATTTCCGAAGGCGGTGGAAGCACATAAATTAGAATATTGTCAAAAAATAGATAGTGGGGAAGTTGAGGAATATGAAGAGCAGGATGAGAATGGAATAATGGTTAAGAAAACCAGACCTGTTATGAAACCAATAAAAACTATTGAAGACTGTAAGAGTCTAAATGCAGACCAGATTTTTAAAGCTATGTATGGGGCTTTACAACTGCTAATTCAGAAAGTGGAAATATTAGAGGGGGGAATATATGGATGGAAGTAGAAAAAGAAATTTAGAAAGGAGGTTTAATGATATTTGATAATAAAGAACAAAAAGATTTAATTTTGATGTGTCTCAATGTGGTAACTATCCCCGGTAATTTGCTGGAGAAAATGTATGAGCTCAAACAAACTATAATTAATGCAAAAATAGATATAACCGAAGAAAAAAAATAGTAAATTTGTAGTAGAAGTAGTATAAATATTTGAATTATAAATATATTCATCGCCCTTTCACGGCGGTAACGGGGGTTCGAATCCCCCTGGGGACGCCATTAAATAAAAAATCCTGTAGTTTGCTACAGAGTTCTTTATAATAAAGTTTTTTCAAAAGCCTATATTTTGATTTCTTTCATTCATATCCTTTGAAAAAGCGCTAAACTGAATTTTGTTTATACCCTTTTCTTCTTAGCCAATCAAATCCTCTTGCATATTTTTCAATAATCTCTTGAGATAAGGTATCTTTTTCATTAAGAATATACTCAATAAGTTTGCCATCTCTCATGCAAAGAACATTTTGAGTGGTTCCCCATTTTGCCTCAATTCTTGCAGATGTAAAAACCATTGTATTATTGCTTATAATCCCTGAGTCAATCTTTTTTTTAGTTGAAATTCCGTAAAGGCTCCCATAGTTTTAGGCTGCATCAGGCAGCCACCGCCTCCTTTCTTTCACCTATTCCACCCCTATTTTGTATCTCTCTCTGTAAGGCATT